AATGTGCCACCTTTGTTTTTGTATTTAACAAATTCTGCCATAAGCATTTGTTCTGCTTGTGCATTACCTGCACCACCACCCATGTTTAAAAATGCTTGTCGTGGTCTTATTCTTTGACCTGCACCTGTTCTTATAAATTCTTCTTCTTCATCTTCTACCATCATTCCATCAGCATATCCGGCACGTCCACCATCAGCATTAGGTTGATAAAAATTTTCCATTACATATTGTTTCTGTGGCATGAACGCTAAATTTTTTCCGCCAGTTCCCATGTAATAATCTCTTGCACTTTGTCTAATAGCTCCGATATCCATTACATCTTCTACTTCTTCTTCTACTTCTTCAGGAGCAAATTTATTCATTAAAAAAGGTGCTGCAACTAAACCAGCTCCACCTGTAAGGAAAGCTGTTTTAGCATCAAAATTTTTACCAAAAGGATTTAGCCTTGAAAGAAAACTAGCTTTGTTAACTGGTCCATCTCTGTTCATTACAAAATTTGCTGGACCAAATCTATTTGCTAGTGCTTGTCTACCTAAATTAAAAGTAGCACCTATTCCTTTTTGTCCGAATAAACCTGCGGCTTCTCCACCTAAACTAGCTCTACCAAATAAACCACCTATACCTGTTCCAGGTAAACCAAACATTAAAGCACCACCAATAGCTGCTTTACCTAATGGACTTTTAGCAATTTTTTTAACGCCTCGTACCGCTTTCTTAACGATACTACCTAATCCATATAATTGTCTGGGTTCTTGCATTCTAGATATTGCCATAATTTTACCTTAATTCCTATGTTTACTTGGTTTTTGCAAACAAATCAAGAGGTGGCATTATAACTTTTACATCTTGTGCCATGTCTTCGTTCTTAAAACCTTTGCTTTCCCAGTCTTTTCTTTCCTTAAAAAGCTCACCACTTTTTTTATGTCTATAAGTTGTCTCTACTTTTGCTTGTTTTATTTCCATTAGTCTGTTTTCTCCTTTAATATATTGAGATAACTAATACCAAATACTACACCATCAGATACAGTGCCTGCTGTAGTATACGATAATGTAGTTCCACCTTCTACAATCAAAGGTAAGGTTAATATTTCTACACTAGTAGCAGCTACTAATGTTTGTGTATTAACAATCTCAAATGCGTTATTTTTAATAGTTACCGTTGGTGTATTAGAACCTGATTTATTAGTAACTCTTAAAGATTTTATTATAATAGTTTCGTTGACAGCTGGTGACAACATGCTTACGGTTTCTGCAGCTGTTGTTGTTTTACCGTAAAATTTATATTGGTTTACTACTGCCATTATTCTAAAAAGAAACTTTTAGCTTCTATCTCCTGTTTAACTTCTTCTTGAAATGAAGAGTTTAATTTTGTAATTACAGAGTCAAGATCCCTAACTAAAGATTGTATATTTCTTTGACTGTATTCTGGTTCTGCTCTAGTTAATGATTCTACAATTTTTGCCATTATAATATACCTACTAGTCCTCCTTTTTTTAAACCATATCCAAATCCTTCTCGACCACCAGAGTCGTAAGCTTGACCTATGTTATCTACATTTTGTCCAGCAGTTACTCCCCCAGATTCTACTCTATCTACAGTTCCACCTGACCCCGGTCTTCTACCAAAAGCACCTGCTCTTGATTTATCTCCTGGATCTGATTGACCTTTTCCACCATAAATTTTATCATCTCTCATTTGCTGTTCTAAAGTTTGCTTTTGTACTTGCTCAAATTCTTTTTGTTTTTTTCTATAAAAATTTATTTTTTGTCTTTGAAGGTTTGATAATTGTGCAAGTTCTTCGTCGGTAATATCCTCATAGTCCGCTACTTGTTGATCTACAAAAGCTCCATAGTCACCTAACAAAGATCTTGTATTTATTCCAAAAGGGTCTTTAGATAATCCTGAAGTGTTTTCACCAAACACAGTCGGACCTGTGTACCCCATATTCATTTTTATAAATTCTTGGTTTGCTGTAGGTAATGAACTAAATTTATCCATACCTCTAGCTATAAAACTTATTGGACCAAAGCCACCTATTTTACTCATTAGATCTTGAATACCACCTTTAGCAGTTCCTATTTTAGATTGTGTTTTGCCTGCCATAGTTTGTTCTAAAGGAATGTCTGTACCAGATCCGATGTACTCACCCATATCTGCACCCGTTAATTCTTGTTGTCTGTAGCTTGGAAAACCCATAAAAGTTCTATCAAGTTTACTTTGATATAAATCATCTACTAAGGGAGTATCTTGATTACGAAAATATCTATCTTTTGTAATTTGATTGTAGTCTGTAATTAGATTATTAGGAGAACCATTAAAATAATTATTACTCCCACTACTTGTAAAAGCGTTAGTTGCCGGTAAACCAAATGTAGTATTAATAGAATTTGTTGCTTGTTCGGTTTTTGGTAAATTAAGACCTAATCTATACTGTTCTTGCGGAAGATACTGAAATTTTTTGTAAAGTTCTTGATCTGCAGGACTATAAAAAGCTGCCATTATCTTCTTCCTCCTGGTGCAATGTCTAATCTAAATGTACCAAGTTTCCAATTTTCATTAATTGCAGTGTTGGCAACTTTAATAGCAATAGATCTTGCTCGTAGTCGTGTATCTTTTTTAGTTGTAGCAGAACTTATATCAAAATTTGTTGTAGTTGTAGAACTATTTGGATAGTTTCTTGTTACAAAACTAACTCTAGTATTACCTGTTTGCGAAATAAAATCTGGTATAAATCTTTGAATCCTCATAATAAACTCACCGTCTCCTCTAAGATCCGGCATACCTACAGTTTGTCCAGTGCTGCTTCTTCTTTGCGTAATGTCAAAGTCACCAGAAGTAATCGTGCCTATAACAGCAGTTGTTACTCCGCCAGCATTTACCTGATCGGTCCCTGTTTCTTGTTCATAGTATGTAGTACATCCGTCTGTATTGCCAATAACATCGTAAGAAGTATTACTACTTGAATCATAAAAAGTTGCGTGTGGTCTATCAAAAACTGATGAATCTCGCCATGCTGCACGTGGTAAACTACCAGTTGTCCATATAGGACGTTTAGAACTAGAGTCCAAATAATTATATGTTACCATTCTATTAACAACATTTGATCCAGATGTGCAATAAAACCAAGTGACTTCACCAAACAAGTTATTTAATCCTGCGTTTATTAAATCTCTAGATGTAAAATTTATATCATCGTAGACATAATCTTCTACTAAACAAGGCATTGATCTTAATTGACCATCGTATTGAAAAAATCCATTTTCAGACATCCAATAAGCTGTGCCATCAACTTCAACACATGCGTTTTTACCTACTAGCCCACAGTTTGTTCCCACTTGTTCAAAAGCAAATGTAAATGGTTGACCCACAAATTTCATAAGAAACAATGCAGTATCGGTCCATACATATATAGAGTCCCTACCTTTAATAGCTCCCATAATTCTAGAACCATCTGCTAGTCTTTGTGTACCAGCGGTATTATTTGCTCTAACTGTGTAAGAATCTGTTTGGTCAATACTTTCTTGAGATGAGAATCTTATAAACATATCATCTTGAGTAGTAGAATTACCTACTGTTGTTTCTGTACCAAAAAATACTAAGTGTCGGTCAGGTGTAGATACCAATACGTGACGCGATGCTGTTGGTGCGTTTGGTAATAAAGTTGCTCTAATTGATGTTGCGTTTGAAGGAGAGGCATCCCATTCAAAACATGCACCATTATATATAAGGGCAATTAATTTTGTTCCATAGTTATCTAAAATCCATAAACCTGGATCAATTGTAAAGTCAGAAGAAGAAGCTTCTCCCCATGCAACAAAGTCTGATATATTAGTTACTGTTGCTCCACCAGTATGGGCTGCTCTTGTAGTTCCATTAACTGCTCGTGCTCCTCCACTTAAGGTCCCTGTTCCCGTGTCATTGTTTGTAAAACTTATGTCTTCCGATCCAATTCTAATTTCTCCTGAAGCAGGAAAGGCTGAAGTGTTTGCTAATACCACAGTGGTAGTAGCATCGTCTGGAAGCGTTGTCGATAATGTAGAAGTCGCTGGTCCGTTAGCTGTACCACTCCATAATGCTGTACCCCAACCAAAGCCGCCTAATTGTTGAGAAGGCCCTACGTTATAGTAACATAAAACAGAAGTGCTATTACCATCACTTGTAGTTAACGGTGTCCCTGTTTCTTGCGCAGCCATTGTAATTGTAAAAGTAGTGGCTGTTGGCACTGAAGTAACCATATATTTTATGTCTTCAAAAGTAGCATTACTGTAAGTTGATCCTGCTGGTACTCCTGTTACACTATCAAAAAGAACAATATCATCTTCTATTAATCCATGAGCCCCGGTGCATGTTACCGTAACTGTTGTTGATGAAGATGTACTTGTAAATTTAGCTCCTGTTAGAGTCTCTCTAATTGGATGAATGTCGTAATATGTTCCACCAGAATATACATATAAAATTCTATTAGTTCCAATAGCAGCATATTTAATTCCTGCATTATTGTCCCAATGATGTAAAGCTCTTGCCGCACCTGTAAGTTTATCTTGACCTAATTGACTCCAGCCACCTATTTTTTCAGGAGTACCGTATCTAAATCTGACATTGTCACCATCAAACCATTGTCCCTCGGCCCCGGTCTCTGTGACTTGTTTATTAAATCCCGGTGCAAATCCTAATTTTTGTAACATATAAAAAACCTGTTTTATAGTTGTTATAACAGATTATTGGTGATTTCAATAGATTTAAAGCAGAGGGAATCTGTGGTGGATCATCCCCCTGCAAGCCTATTGTATAGACTATTTTTTAGGTGTAGTCAATTTAGATCCTTTAAACCAGGCTGGTAAACCTAGTAAAGGTCTTTTATCTAATTCGTTTTCCTTAGCCGTTTTTGAATTAGCCTTATTATAGTGTAAAAAAACTTGAGCACAATCTTTACCTCTAAACTCTTCTCTCCAATGTTCTAAATTACATCCTGAATAAATTAACATGTCACCTGGATTTAAATTTATTTTAATACCTGCTCTACCTTTATTTTCAGTAGGGTCTAGATATATAGGCCATGGGTCACCACCTAAGTTTAATGTAGTAGATATTTCACAAGAGTATCTATCTTTATGTCTACTAAGAGTATCTCCTTGTTTATAAATTCTTGCATATGAATATGTTTCAGATAATTTTAAACCTGTGTGTTTTTCCATAATAGGTTTTACTTCCTGTAATAATGTTTCCATCACTACATCAGCGTAATGTGAATATGTATTGGGAACTTGTGTGTCATTCCATATGCCCCAGTACTCTGTAAAAGGTGATATATATTTTGAATCAAACAAAACCTTTGCAACCTCCCTCTTGTTTAAAAAATATTTATAAACAAAATCTGCTAACTCTTTTGATATAGCTCCTTTTAAAACACTATATTTATTTTTTTTAAATGACATTTTTATTTCTCCTTTTCTTTAAATGTTATTACCATAACTAACCTATATCCTGTTTTAGGAAAATAGTGATAATGAGGTAAATAATCAAATAAAATACCTTTGTTTTTTTTAGGTGTTATTTCTTTTAATTTTTTATTCTTTTTATTTAATATAACCGTCTTAGAGTTTTTATCTGAATCGTTTAAATAAATCAATATTTGTTTATGTTCATAGTTGTGATCATAGTGAATGGGGCATTTTTTTGCAGAGTTGTTGACTGTTAAATTTATTGCTGCTCTATATATCTCAGCTTCTTTTATTTTAAATTTAGAAAAAACATGACTAAACACTCGTAAAAAATTTTGACAATGAATTGACTTATACCTATCTTTATCATTTATTTTTTCTTTTCTTTCAATAATACAATGTTCAAAATAAAAATCTTTTTTCTTAAAAATAGGTACAGAGTTATTTTGAAATACAAAAGATATTTTTTTATCAATTATTAAATCATTAATAATTTTTAAATCGTTAGGATGAATTATATTATTTTTTTCTAATATCATATTAATTCTAATTCAAATCTATTATTTAATGCTTTTTGATTATAAACATTTACAACACCTTTTTTAAATTTTATTAAAGGCACGTACAAAGTATTACCAGTAACATATTTACAATCTTTAGGTATATTGATTTTATATTCTTTTAAATCCCAGGATAGACTAGGATGACATAAAAAATGTATTGACTCACCACAAAACCAAGTAAGTTTTGCATTTTTATTTACATGACTATTTAATAGATCATAAATTAATTTATAAACTCTAATATTAGTTTTATCTTTATAAAGATTAGTGGGTGCATCATCAAAAAATATAGAGTCAAATTTCCCTAAATTTTTTAATTGTTCTTGCCAGTAACCTTTAACTATATTAACTTTGTGTTTTTGTTTTTTTGCCCACTTCTTTGCTTCATTTATTAAAAATGGTTCTATTATAGTATGTGATTTAATATTATAATTTTGTATTGCATTTGCAGAATAACCTAAACCAAAACCTATTTCCAAAACATGACCACTAGGATTTAATTTTTTAATTAAATGTTCCATGTATGGTTTTTCCCATTCCATCATAACCTGAAAAGGTTTACCTTCCAAGGATGGGTCTATAATTATTTTTTGATTATTTTTGTCTTTAGTTTTTTCTAATTGCATATTAAAAATAATTAAAATTTATTAATAATCTTGTTTGTTCATCAGTGCAATTAACACCATAGTGCATTTCATCAGTGCTAAAAATTACTATTCTATTTCTTACAGACTCTACTTTTTGTTTTTCTATCATTGTGTATCCATTATTTGAGTTAACATAATATATAGCAGTTTTACATTTAAACTTTTGATCTATATGTGGAACTCCTTTTGTATGTTTATCGTTTAAAGTTTTTAAATTTGCTTTTGCTCTAACTAAACTTTTTATATTTAATTTTTTTATAAGAGGTTTAATTAAATACATATAATCAGAGTTAATCATACCTCCATCAATTTGATTATAAAAACAGTGACCAAAATGAAAATTTTTTTTATTTTCTAAATGGTGATCTAAAATTGATTTTTGAAAAAACCAAGGAAAGTTTTTATCCATTAACGTTTTTTCTATAAAAAAATTTTCTTCTTTTTTTAAAAAATTATTTATTATTTTTTGTGGCATCTAAAACATTTTTTGGGATAGCTTGTGCATTCCAGTGTATAAATCTAAAAGGTTCGTAACCTAAATCAATTGTATATTGATGTGGCATGTAAGATGGAAAAAATATCATTTTTCCAGGATTAGGTATGTAATGAACACGTGAAGACGCGTAAGTGACTTTGTCTATATCTTTTTCTGGTAAAAGATTCATCATATTACCTGATCTAGGATCTTCAAATAAAGGTGCCGATGTTTTTTTACTACCTTTTAAAAAATAAAAACCAGACATATGACCGTTCCAATGTGTATGTAAAGCATGATGTCCCCCACCATCTTTTGCAAATTCTTGCACCCACATTTCAGTTATATAAACCTCAAAATTAGTTAAATCAAAACCCATTTCCTTTAATAAATTTTCACAAGTTGCACCAACATAATTTTGAAATTCTATAAAACCTTTTTGATTTATTAAAGGAGTTGAATGATAAACAAGACCTAAATCTCCTTTATCTCCCATTTCTTTATTTCTATTATTTTTCGTATGTTTCATTGATTCTTTAGCAGAAACAATAAATGGATCAGATGCTTTATTTAACTCATCTACATATTCTGGTGCGTCTGCATACCAAATTGGGCATTTAAAATATTCTTCTAAGTATAACTTTTTTGGTAATGTTTTTTTCATATTTATTTAAATGGCCAACCTAAATTCCAAATCACTAAACTATTTCTTTCACCTTTTTTCACTGGACATACTCTATGCCATATATGAGAAGGAAATACAACTAAAGAACCTTTGGGTAGTATTTCATTACATTTTATAATGTTTTTTTTACCAGGCATACCATCCTTTAAATCAAACTCAAGTTCTCCGCCTTTATATTCTTTTGGATCAGATAAAGAAACAGTAACTGATAATTTTCTAATTTTACCGTGTAATGGAGTATTAGGTTTATTGTATGACTTGTCCCAACTATCGCAGTGCCAATCATAATATTGACCTTTTGAATATTTTGTAAATTGACACGACTCTGACCAATCCCACTCAAAATTCCACCCAGCTAATGCATTTGCTTTATTAACATAAGGTTGTATTTCTTTAAGTACCCATCTATCATTCATCCAAACAATATTTGAATCTCTTTTCTTTTTTAAATCTTTAACTTGTTTTGCGTTTAATTTATTTTTTCCAAACTCTCCAGTAATAGCCATTTGATCTTTTAACTGATGACCTAATCTTACAATATCATCACAGATTCTCTCTGGTATTACAGATTGGAAATACCAATATTTATAGTATAAATTCATTCTTTTTAATAAGAATTTTATATATGTATTTTAATTAAAAATCAATAATTATTCAGCAGTAGATATCCAACTTGAAGAAGTTGGATCCCATTCAAAAATATTAGGTGTGTCTTCCCAGTCGTGTGCTTTCCATTTTTGTGCTGCATCATTCCAATAAATACTATATTCAATTCCATCACCATAAGTTGTAACACTAGGATAAGCAACAGGACCTTGCCAATCACCATTATCATCTAAGGTCCAACCATCGAAAGGTTGTGGTTTTAAAAATTTATTATTAACATCATCATAAACAAAACCTTTTGAAGCGTATTGTTTTCTAAAATTATTATTATAGGATGTTTGTTTCCAAGTTCCACCACCAAAAAAGTTTTGACACCATGTTTCACCATCAACATGCATATCATTATCTCCTAATTTTCCATTAGAAGTTTCAGTATCATTACTTACTACAATAACTTTTTTTACTATCCAATGTGTGTCTGTTGTGAATCCTGTTGGATCAGTTTCTTGTTCTATTTTGCAAAAATGTGCCATTAACTCGTCCAATTTCCAGCTTTAACATTAGTAAGAACTTCTCCCATTCTCCAAACACCAGGACAAACTGCTGGCGCACTAAATGAATTTTCTTTTACTACAACTATACCAGAACCACCAAAACCAAAACTACTACCACCGCCAGCTCCGCCACCACCAGTGTTTGCTGTTGCGCTGTGTCCAGGTTGTGGTCCACCATATCCATTACAATTAGTTCCTCCACCACCGTTTCCACCTACAGTATTTTCAGGAGGGTTACCTCTGAAACCTCCACCGCCACCACCGACGAATGAAGATGTTCCTACACAAGTAGGCATCCAAGGTATAGTTGGACTTCCTTTTCCAACACCACCATATCCACATGAAGGGGGTCCAGCACCTCCGCCAGCACCACCACCGCCTCCTCCTAACTGAGGAAAAGTAGGTTGTGATCCACCACCTGCATTACCAAAACCTGAACCTGGAAAACCTGATATGTCTCCTTGAGTTGCTGATCCTGCTGGATTAGCTCTTGAACCTGCTCCACCAGAACCACCGGGTAGTCCACATCTTCCAGTAGGTCCTCCTGATCCTCCTCCGCCACCGCCACCGTTAGCAGTAACAGGGTTTGTTGGATCACCAAAAACTGAATTACATCCACTATCTCTTCCACCAGGTCCACCTCCACCTCCGATTGTTACAGGGATAGTTGAAGCTGCTATAGGAAAACAAGCTATATAAACGAGTCCGCCTGCTCCACCTCCACCACCTTCAGGGCCACCAGATCCACCTCCAGCGACAACTACTAAACCTACTGTATCAGGTGCAGCAGCATTAGCTTTAACATAATTACCAGTTGCAGTTATTGTTTGAACATTTACCGGAACGCATGAGGGACCTGTAGCTGCGTTTGGAACTCCTATTACTCCGCCGTTAGACATAGCTAATTATACCTCCTAGCTTAACTCTTCATAGTTTACAGTGATAGTTGCGTCTGAGTTTGCACTAGCACCAGCTTCGATGTTATCGCCTTCTTCTAAGTATAAGGCAGTATTTTTATCTATAACTATTAAAACTGCATCTGCGGGACACGATACTGTACTTGCGATTGCTACAGGTGATCCACCTGATTTAGTTATAAAAACTGAAATATTTACTGCTGATGATCCATCAATGTTTGCAATAATAATGTTGTTAATTTTAAAAACTTTTCCTGAAGAACCTGCATTAGCAAGAATTTCAGTTGTTAAAGTTGTATTCAATTCTGCTTGTTTAGATTTTGCAGTAATCGTTGATACATTTACTAGATTTGGTGCTGACATAATTTATTCTCCTGTGTTTCTTTTAACCGAAAACTAAAGCCATTGCAATAGCTTTTCCTGTTGTTGCTAATCCGCTACCATTTGCTTGGACTTGACCGGTGCCTTTTGGTACCAAATTAATGCTTATATTAGTATCATCTCCAGACGCCGTAAATGCTGGTGCATTTCCTGAAGCTGCGTTAGCGTATGTAAGTTCATTAACTGCTGAACCTGTTGCTGTTAATTTAAATAATTCTGCTCCATTAGTATCTAAAATAGATGTTCCTATTTTAGGACTAGTTAATGTTTTGTTAGTTAAAGTCTGTGTTCCTGTAAGTGTTACATCACCTGTACCAAAACCCATGTCAATAATATCAGGGTTTGTACCATCATTTGCAGAAGCAAATACAATTTTAGTTGTTGCAGGAGCAACAACCACGCTATCACCAGAACCCGTTACATACTTAAAGGTAACGTTCTGTGATCCAGTTGTAGAATTTTTTAAAAAATAAAATGTTTGAACATCTAAAGGTATAGTAACATTTCTTCCAGCACTTAATGAACCCGTAAACTCAATCATTCTGTGAGCAAGGGTTGCACCAGTAGACCCATCAGATACAGATAAATCTGTATCGCCAGAATCTGATACAGCTTGTTGTGTAAACCCACCAGCTACTTGTTCAATAATATTTAAATTAGTATTAGTTTTTGTTCCCCATGTACCGGCATTTTCACCAGTTGCCATTAGTTCTACACCAAGAGGTGTGTATGTTGAAGCCATAATTTTGTTCTCCTATGCTGCGTGTGTTACGTCTGTATACGATGTTTCGTGTGTCACGTCAACAGCATTATAACTTGTATTTCCAGTAATATCAACATCTCCATATCCTAATGGAGCAACATTTCCTACACTTGTAACTGCCTCAACTCCAGTTAATCCCATAACGTCTGCCGGTGAAATTGTGCCTACAGAAATCGTTGCAGAAACTCCTGTTAAAGGAACTCCTATTCCAACTATAATAGATCCTACAGAAGAAGTGGCTCCTACACCAGTTAATGTAAATACTTGTGCGTCACTTGTTGTAAGTTCACCTACAGAAGAAGTTGCTTCAACCCCAGTTAAATCAACACCTATTCCTACAGTTATGGAACCAACTGCAGTTGTTCCAACTAAAGTTGTTAAACCTTGAGTATGATCTGCGCCATTATTTATATCTAATTGACCTTCAGAAACAGTTGCTGCTTGACCTGTTAGTGTAATTGTCGGAGATAAAATAAACGTAAATTCTCCAACAGAACTTGTTGCTTCTTGACCAGTTAATCCAACTACGTCTGCAGGAGTTATTGCTCCCACACTAGAAGTCATTGCACTAGGAGCAGTTAAATTAAATACTGCTGACTCAACAGTACCCCAACCATTTTCACCCCAGTCTAACGTACCCCAACCAGGTCTTTGTTCTACTGTAATTGATCCTATTGCTGATGTTGCTGATAATCCTGTTAAAGGAACTAACTCATCATTAGCTTGTCCCCAGGAACCACCACTACTCCAAGCATCAGCACCCCAACCACTAGTTATAGCTTCAGTTGTACCCCAACGACCTGTGTTCCAGGTTGTGCCTGATTGATTCCAAGTGTTTGCCATAAGGAGGACCTCCTTATGCTATACGAACTATAGCTGTTGAAGCTGCTGCTGCGGGAAATTGAATTGTAAAAGTTCCGCTGGATACAGTTTTATCTCCACCGAATGCTACTACACAAACTGCTTTGTCTGATTGTGTATCATTATATATTAAACATCCATTTGCTGTAAAAGATGCGGAAGTAAAACTAATATCTGCAAAATCACAAACTGCTGTTGAACCATCTAATACGGGAGTAACACTTGTAAGTGCTTTTCCGCCAGCTGTGTAAGCTGAACCAGATGAGTTCGAAATTTCGTTCGATGTACTGTAAGCTGTTGTACCAGCACCTAAAGATGCTGAACTTGTATACAAAGCTAATTTAAAACTATTTCCAGATGATGCAGTAAAGTTGTGAGTGCCAACTAAAATTTCTTGTTTAAAGCTGTTACAAATCGCTGATGATATTGCCATAATTTTTTACTCCTTGTTACGGAGACGGAGATTTAACTTGTATTCTAACAGTACCGTCAGTGTAATCGTCTCTTCTTCGTCTTCCAAGCTGCATTCCTGCAAACTGTTGTATTGCATTTTTATATCTATTTTCATAGTATGTCAACATATCAACTGGACCTTTTAAAAATCCGTAAGCCTCTACTAGACATGCATATAATAGACCTTGTGGGAAATATGTACTTAAATATGTATTGTTATTAAAACCAGTGCCAGACCCAAGTCCATTTGGCATTTTGTTATAATATATTCTAAATTTGTAATTAGCGTCAGGTGTAGGAGCTAAATACATACCTCCTGATGATGTGTCTGTAGTATTATCAGCACCACCAAACATTGCATAATATTTAGGAAAACCTGTTACATCTTGCGCTGTCCGATCACCTTCGGGTCCTGTTAGTCTATCTGTATACTCTGATAAATATGTTTGATCTTTTTTTTCTAACCAACTTCCGTTACCTGTAGTAGCTGAAGTAGAATTAAAAACTTCAATACCCCTTATAAATAAAGCTCCAGCTGGTGCATTAATTGTATTATCATCAGCAGCTAATGTACCCTCTTGAACAAATCTTTGAGAGTCCATAGGAAGCTCTTGATAGATTCTAAATTCAGCTCCCATTATAAATTCATCAATGACTGCTTGTGTAAAAACACTATCATCTACTTCAGTATAACTTCTTATCGCTGCAGTTAATGTGCTGTAATCGTATTTTTTAACTCCTGACATAATTAACCTCTATCATTTACGGGTCCAATTGTACACTGTAAACCGCCTCCTGTTTCTGTACTACTAGCATTACTAACAAGTTCAAAACCAAATCCTACCTGGGTTGTTGTAAGAGCAGGATTACCACTGCTATCATTATATCCAGCGAGTTCTTCTGTTTCTTCAAGAAAAGATATTTTATAAGCTCCAAAAATTTTTGCTCCAGTTGCATGTGAGCTTGCTGTTGTATTTACAGGACTAACCCCTCTGTAGGGAGCACTTGTTCCTCTCGTGCATCCAGTTAAATCGTTTGAAGATTTTCCAGTGTACTCAATAACTTCATTTTCATAAAATCCTGTTGTGCTATTTACTTTTTCTATTACAACAAAACCTGATGTTGGAAATGCTGATGCATCAGCTAAAGTAATTGTAGTAGCTGAA